TACCTAGCGGAATTAAAACGTAAATCTTCTACTCACAGAAGTGTTTTAGCCCAAAAAACAGTATTCACAAGTGGTGCAAAATTTGTATGTAACAATGAACTTTTAAGAGAGTTTATTGAAGATGTTAATGCAGATCACGAATCATTAAGAGATGTATTTAAGAAATTAGCAGATGATTATTATACCTTTGGTAATGCTTATTTAGAGTGTGTTATATATGATGGTGGGGTTAATATGTATCATTTAGATGCCACAACAGTTAGAATGGCTAAAAACAAAAGAGAGGTTTATGTGAATTCTGATTGGTGCAGGTATTGGAATAATGATGAAAAAATACACAGGATTCCTATTTATCCTAGAGTTTCTCACAATAAATTCGTAATTCACTTTAAAGACTACGAGCCTACATTTAATTTTTATGGACTTCCTGATTATGTTGCGGCATTAGAGCATATTGCTGTAGATTATGAGATAGGAAAATGGAATCATACTAAATTTTTAAACGGCTTTCAACCTTCAGCTATTGTAGAGATTAGTGGAGATATGGGAGAGGCGGAAGCTCAAAAGTTAGTACAAGAAGCACAAAGGAAATTTGTCGGCGAGGGACATAATGGCAAAATACTTTTTATCGTTAAGAATGGAGACACCTCTCCTGCAAATGTAGAAATAATCAAAGATGATCAAGAGGGTAGTTGGCTTGATTTACAAAAAATAACTGACCAAAACATTATTACTGCAAACAGATGGCAACCATCTTTAAGTGGTATTGTAAGTTCAGGAAAAATGAATAATACAGGGAGTGAGATTAGAATTGCTTATGACTTAGTAATGACAACAGTAATTAAAGATACTTCAGAATTGCTATTAAATGGAATAAGAACCATATTGTATAAAGAGCTTGGTTTTGACCCTAAAGATTTAATAATCCACTATGAACCGCCAATCTCTTATATTACAGATATTGATGTTAAACAGGTTCTTACTATTAATGAGCAAAGAGTAATGCTAGATGAAGATTTACCAATGCTAGAAGATGGAGACATGTTTATTGCAGATAGAGAAATAATAGTTACAGAGAGAGATGATGATGGAGATGGAGAGCCTGAAGAATCTAAAGAAATAACAATAGAACAATAAGATTATGGCTAATTACAGACAATATATAACTTTGGTTAGTGCGGAAGAAGTAATAGATAAAACTTTTACTAATAAAAATACTGACCCTATTTTGGTTTCCAACAACACTATTGTTTTGGCTGAATTAGCACACATTAGACCTTTATTGGGAGATAAGTTTTATGGAGAATTAAAAGAACAGCACGACGCAGGAACTTTAACTGCTAACAATACAACCTTTATGACATATTATTTAGAAGATTGTTTGGCTTGGTTTGTTAGGTTTGAGGTAGTAAATGATATTATGAGTAACATTACTTCTAGTGGTGTGGTTCACAATATAGATGAATTTTCAAGAGTAATTGATGATAATGATTATAATGCATTTAAGCAAGATACTTACAGGAAAGCAGAAATATTTGCAGAAGATATGGAGGACTATCTAAATGGAAGCGACCAAGATGGCATGTTTCCTACTTATGAAAACAACAGACCTGTAAGTCTTTCAGGAACGTATAAGAATCACGGACTTATTATGTACGATAGTATTTATACTAACCGTTGTAACAATACCTCTTGTTGTAATGGTGGTTGCGGTAATTGTAATTGTTGTGATGATTGTTAAAAATAAATAGATATGGCTGTAAACGAACATAAAAATTTAGATGATGCAAACAGACATAATCCAAAAGGATATGAAGTTGCGACTAATGATACGGTACTAAGCAAAGACAATACTCCTGGTAGTACCACTACGGATGGAGCCTTAGTATGGTTAGCTAAATCTGCAATTAAGGTGGTAACACCAACATTTAGAGGTTATGCGTCATTGTTAGAGAATTATCAGTTCCCTTCTTCCTACGACAATAATAATAAAGCTCCTTTTCAGATAGATGAAGATTATGGTAGTGCTACAATCAGTAGTGGAACAACCGTTGCTCAAAAGAAATTTTTTAAGATATCTTCTTGTATGCTTACAGGAAATGTTACAATCAATTCTGCTGTAGTACAAGTGGCTTCTAATGATACAAATGCTTTAACTATTGCTTTAGTGAAATACACTCCTGCAGCAGCATTAACTTCATACCCTGTGGTATTGTTTGAAGAATCAATCACTCCGTCAACGGCTAATCTTGATGCTGTAAATATTGCTACTGTAGGTGCGGGAGATTTTGACCTTAGAACTGCAACAAAGGGAGATCATTTATTTATAATGGTTAAAGCAAATGCGGCAGGGGGAGTGGCAGATAATATATTAGTTTCTGTAACAGCAGAAATAGGATACAATGTTTAATAAATAAAGAAAGAGAGAAAAATGATGAGAGATACAGTACAAATAGTAACGGCAAACGCAGGAGCGATAGGGATATCTTTAGCAAATGTTAATGAGTTTTTAACTTTTTTGTCGCTAACCTTAGCTATTATATTTACGATAGTTAAATTTATAAAATTAAAAGACAGATAATATGGCAACAACAGTAGTAGCAGCGAACTGCATAGTAACAGTAACAGAATCATATGATTTGAATGGCGTAAGTTATGGAAATTCCAAGACTAAAAGTTTTACGTCTAAAGGGAAAATACTTCAAAGAATAATGAATGTAAGCACATCCGACCCTGCTATTATAAATTTTGGGGCTTCAGATAGTGCAGGTCAAGTAACTGTAGGAGATTATGCTTACTTTAGAATATCTAATTTAGATGATACTAATTTTATTATGCTGACACTATATAATGGTGCAGATTCTTTTTTCTATAAACTTTTAGCAGGAGATACTTTTTTGCTTATGAGTAATGAGATGGATGCGATAGCCTCCTCAACAGCTTTTGGTGCTTTTGCAGATATAACTAAAATAAAAGCAGATGCAGATACTGCTGCTTGTGATATAGAGATAATGGCAGTAACAACATAAAAAGCTAGTAAGAATGGCAACGACAGTAACCCCAAGCACACTAACAGTAACCTTAACCGAGACTTATCAGTTGAATGGAGTGAGTTATGGAAATGCTCAATCAAAAACAATAACAGCTCAAGGCCAGGTAGATCAAAGGGTTATGGAAATCGCAGGAAAAGGAGAAGAAGGACTGACTTTTACAAACATTATAGCTTTTGGGGCAGCAGATGAAGCAGGGAAAGTGGTTAAGGCTGATTATGCCTATTTTAGGATAACTAATTTAGACGATACAAACAATCTTATTTTAAGGCTTTACAATGCAGTAGATTATCTTTATTTTAATGTTGAACCTTCAGAAAGTTTTATGCTTCTTAGTAATGAAATTGATGCTACAACTGCAGCAGGAGTCGTGTCTTTTGCTGATATAACCGAAATAGCAGGAGCGAGTAGTAGTGCAACCGCTTCTATAGATATAGAATACATTGTTGTTACGGCATAATAATGGCAAGGTTAACTTTTATATTTCATGAGAAAAAGAACAAAAAAAGGAAAGGGGTGCATTCTAAAAATTCTTCAAAAAGTCAAAATGGCTATAAGAAAAAATACCGAGGACAAGGTCGCAACAGCTAACTTACTGATAATCAGAGACACATTTACTGATAAATCTGTTATAGGTAAGTTGTATTGTGATGGAGAATTTATTGCACATACCTTGGAATTACCGTGGAAAGATAATGAAAAAAGCGTATCTTGCATCCCTAGTGGGAGGTACTCGTGTAGAGTAAGATTAGCAAGAGAAAGTGCTACAAGGGATTATGTTCATTTGTTAGTACAAGAGGTGCCTGATAGGAGTTATATCTTATTCCATCGTGGAAATTACCCTTCAGATAGTAGAGGGTGTATTTTAACAGGGACACACAGAGCTATGTCTCCTGATAAAATTTTAGAAAGTAAAATAGCTCATAATTATTTAATGGATTATATTTTAAGTAATCGTTTAAGTAAAAAAATAGAATTAGTAATTAAAAATAGATAAAAATGAAAAAAATAGTTTTAATGTTAGCCGTTGTTTTAACTTCAGTTTGTGCATCAGCACAATACACAATAGTAAGCAACATAGATTTTCCTAATGAAAGTGAAAGTTGGGAAACAGATAATTTTACAAATACAATGGGAGTTGGATACACTTTAGATGACACATATATGGTTGGTGTTAGAAAAAGTGGAGATGATTACGATATGTTTGTAAGGTATAGTATGAGTGATAATTTATACTTATCAGCTGATCTACCTACCGAGGACACTTTTGAAAATGCTAGAGTAGGTATTGGATATTCTGTAAGATTTTGGGAAAATTTATATGTAGAACCAAATTATAGTGTAAATTTGGATTCAGAATCAAATGATGAAGGAAAATTTAATTTAGGACTTTCTTGTAAGTTTTAATAGTATTAATTTAATAAATAAATAAAAATGAAAAATTGGTTGATTTTAACAATGATAAAAAGTAAAAAGTTTTGGTATGCTGTAAGTTCTATAGTGGTTCCTGCTATCGTAACTTATTTAGGAGTAGATGAAACTACTGCTACAAATTTATACCACGCTATCTTAGTTCTAATTTTAGGGCAGGGAATTGCTGATATATCAAAAAAATAATTTAACTTTGTAGTCCTTCTTTGAGTGTTTTCATAGTAGGAATAGTTAGTAGTTAAGAGTGGGGAGTTAATAACTCCTCACTTTTTTTATATAAGCATATTGTTTTTTCATATATTTGTGTATGTCAAAAGAATATGGAAAAAGACTAAGGCTTACTCCTGAAGAAGAAGATTTAATAAAACAGAGTAGAGCAGAAACACTAGACAACTTAAATAACAATTCCTCCTTAGACTTGCATCTATTAGAGAGGGGTATAGATAAAAAAGATGTGGTAAGTGTAAAGCATTGGCAATCAGCTAATGGCGAATATAGATTCTCAGTTGTTACTAAAGAAGATTATGGTTTAGATGAGAAACAAATCTTTGATGCTGTAAATAAATTTATTGAAAATTATTCTCCTGATTATAAGCCGATCAAAAGAAAGGAAGGAAAAAATTTATTAGTTATAAATCCTGCAGATATACATATAGGTAAGTATGCTAATGAAACTGAAACAGGACAGCCTTATGATTGTGAAACTGCTGTTGTTAGA